ATCAATGGCACTGACGTTACGGCGACAGCGGCAGAGTTGAATATCTTGGATGGCGTGACGGCGACAGCGGCAGAGTTGAATATCTTGGATGGCGTGACGGCGACTGCGGCAGAGTTAAACTACACAGATGGTGTGACGTCCAATATCCAGACGCAGTTAGACAATCGCGTTACATCTAATGCGGATGACGCACTGACAGGTGGCTACACAGCGACAGCAGACGATGACGGCACAAAGTCCACAGGCACTTATACACCCGATCCCGCTGGCGGTAACTTAAAACGCATCGTGAATGGTGGCGCGTTTACTTTAGCTGCGCCAACAGCGTCAGGCGATTATACAATTATTATTCAAATGACAAACAACTCTTCAGCAGGGGCGATAACAACGTCTGGATTTTCAAAAACATCTGGCAGCTTCACCACAACAGATGGAGATGACTTCTTTATTTTTATTGTTAAAATAAATGGCTTTACGTCAATGACGGTGCAGGCACTTCAGTAATGTTTCCATTTCCCGTAATACCGCCATTGGAAAGAACGGCAAAGTTTGCAGAAACAAGTTACTTTGCCGCGCCTAACTCTAGTGGAAACTTAGTTTTAAGTTCAGATAAGGATATACANAACAAAGACATAATCTTGGTCTGGCAGGTTGCTGCAAGTTCAAGTTATTCAACACTACCAGCGTATACTAACTATGGTGGAACAGGTTTTACAGTAGCGGCTGGTCGCGCAGCTACTGATGGTACAAAAGTCCACGTTGGTAATATTAGCTACAAGGTTTGTGATGGCACAGAGGCAGGAACAACGATTGGTGGATTTATGGTGGAGGGCACAGATGGCTACAATGTTGTAGACGGACGAGCCTATTTGCTTCGTCCAACTTATGACTATAGCTCATTTACTGTGTACTCTACAAATAGTGTAGGAAGTCTGTCGCAAAGTGGAACGATAACTGCAAAGTATCCCAAAGATACGGACACAGCATTTACATCATCAAGCGGGGCAACTTTAACATTTTCTGTTGGTTTGAGGTCAGGTGGAACATTAAGTTTTGTAGATCATAGCCCTGAATTTAGCTCTCTTAGCTCTGAGTTTAAGCAGACAAATATTGCTACAGGCTCAGCGGCTAGTTCGGATAGCGGCTTTAGAAATGAGCGTGAGGTATTTATTATCGCGCAAGGTGCTGGAGAACACCAGCAATTAACAGAAACAATGACGCAAAACTCAAACTCTACAATATCGTCATTATTTGGCGCAGTGTTTGAAATAGAGGATTAACAAATGACATTAGTGCCTCTTGACATCCCCGCAGGTTTTTACCGCAACGGCACTGACCTAGAACAAGCGGGTCGCTGGCGTGACGGATCACTGGTGCGCTGGCGCGACAATAGTCTGCGTCCAGTTGGCGGGTGGCAAGAGCGCAAAGCATCATTCTGCACGAATGTTGTTCGCGGCATGCACACTTGGGAAGCGTTAAACGGCACAGCACGTCTAGCAGGCGGTTCGCATAGCGAGCTTGTCATCATGACTGGCAACGGGACAACGACTGACATCACACCGACAGACTTGGCAACGGGTCGTGAGGATGCAGAAGTTGAAACTGGCTATGGTTATGGCTTTTATGGCGATGGATACTACGGCACACCGCGCCAAGACTTAGGCAACTACTCAGAGGCGACAACTTGGTCTATAGATAACTTTGGTGAAGATTTACTTGCCTGCCACTATGATGATGGTCGCATTTTAATTTGGGATACGTCGGCGGCTCCTGCAACTGCATCTGCTTTGACGAACGCGCCAACGGATAACCTTGGCTTAGTCGTAACCGAGGAGCGCTTTATCTTTGCATTAGGCGCAGGGGGCAACCCGCGCAAGGTTCAGTGGTGTGACCGTGAGGCGAATACAACTTGGACTGCAGCAGCTACAAATGAAGCTGGTGATATTGAGTTGCAAACTGCTGGGCAAATTATGCAGGCAGTTCGCACACGCGGTCAGACGTTAATTATCACAGATACAGACGCACATACTGCGCGTTACTTAGGGCCACCATATGTATACGGTTTTGAGCGCGTAGGCACGGCGTGTGGTGCTGTATCTCGAAAAAGCGCAGTTGATACTGACCTTGGCTCTTTCTGGATGGGACAACGTGCGTTCTTCAGGTTTGACGGTAACTCTGTTCAAGAAATGCCATGCGATGTGCATGATTATGTTTTTGGCGACATGAACAACTCACAGCAGTCTAAAATCTGGGGATTTGCTAACGGTCAGTATGGTGAGATATGGTGGTTTTACTGCTCATCTAGCAGCAATGAAATAGATCGCTATGTTGCGTTTGATTACAAAGAAAACCATTGGCTTATTGGTAATCTATCAAGGACATCAGGTGTGCAGCGGGGCGTGTTTAAGTACCCATTCCTTGCTGGTCACAACGCAGACACTGACATTTATGAGCATGAGGTTGGTTTAAATGTAGACAGCGCATCTGTGTTTGCTGAGACTGGCCCAATTAGCATTGGAGCAGGCGATCAGATTGCAAAGGTTACAAAGCTAGTACCTGATGAAAAAACGCAGGGTGATGTAAACGTATCATTTAAGACGCGCTTCTACCCAAACGCTTCTGAAACTACTCACGGGCCGTTTACCCCTGCAAATCCTACATCAGTTCGTTTTTCTGGTCGCCAGATACGCATGAAGGTGGAAGGCGCAAAGTTAGCTGACTGGCGTGTGGGCAACATGCGCATTGACACAGTTGCTGGGGGTCGTCGGTAATGCCCAGCCCAATTCTTCCCCCAATTGGCCCAGACCTACGCCAGTGGGGGCGGCAGCTATCTTCATTTTTGCAAAGTAACTTGTCCAAGCTAGGATTTAAGACGGCGGACGATAACCCGTCTGAAAACGGGGTCATCTTGTGGGACAACGTGAACAAGTATCCTGTCGTATCCAAGGACGGCGAGTTTGTGCAGATCATCCTTGAAGATGGTCATGCATCGCTTTATCGCACGACAGATGTTACTGCGGCTGCGGTCAATACGGCGTATGCAATAACGTATGATGCGCCTACGGGTAATGTTGGCATTGATCGCGATGCAACGGACAACAGTAAGATTGTTTTTGATGAAGCTGGCGAGTATCTTGTGATGTTTTCAGCGCAAATCTCATCAACATCATCTAGCACTGTTAAGTTTTACTTCTGGCCTCGCTTGAATGGCACGGATGCAACTAACAACACTATTGTTTATTCGCTGCATCAAAATGATGCGACTGTCGTCGTGTCACGCTCTGCCAAGTTTGACGTGAGCGCTGGTGATTATTTACAAGTTATGTGGGCGGTAGATAGCACGTCTGGATACCTAGACGCATCGGCGGCGACGGCGTTCAGCCCAGCGGCACCCGCAACGACATTACATATAACGAGGATGCATGGCTAAAGACGCACCAGTAAATGAATTAGAGCGCTGCCGTCCTTGGATTGAGGCGGCTTTGGAATATTCTGGTGGTACGCATATTTTTGACGATATTGTACAAGGCATACTAGATGGACGCATGCAGCTCTGGCCTGCCCCAAGGGGGTGTATTGTCACGGAAATTGTGGTATATCCTAGAAAGAGAGTTTTGAACTTGTTTTTAGCAGGTGGCGAATTGGATCAGATACTTGATATGCATGACGCCGTAAAAGCATGGGCGAAAGAGCAAGATTGCGAGGCCGCACAGTTGGCTGGTAGATTAGGATGGAAGCGCGTTTTAGAACCGCTAGGATGGAAAACACAGCATGTGAATTTCCAAAAGGAGATTGATTAAATGAGTGGCGGCACATCAGAACAGAAAACCACGCTCCCCAAGTTTGCTGAGACAGGCATTCAGCAAGTCATTGGCACAGGTCGCGATGTCGCAGGCATGGGTTACGTTCCATATTATGGCCCAGAGATTGCGGCTTTCAGCCCAATGCAAGAGGCATCGTTTCAAGGGACAGATGTTATGGCGGGTGCGTTTGGCATGCCGACGACGGGCGGTCAGCAATACATGCCTGCGCCAACTCAGTTTGAAGGTGGCGCGATGGGTTATTCGTCTGCACCAATGTTTGAGCAGTCTGTTGGCTTGCTTGGGGCAGCACGCCCCGGACAAGCAGAATACTTAAGCAGCTTCTCAATTGATCCTATCACTGGACAACCTGGCAGCAGAATGCCAACACAACAGCCTGTTGCATTAGAGATGCAAGGCGGCAGAAAGGGCAAGTAAGATGGCAGGTGGCGCAAATCCAGCAATGGCAGCTAATCCGTACCAACAAGCAGCAGGTGCGCAGCAGGCGGCGATAGGAACGACAGCGGGGATGCTTGGCGCGACAGCAGTGCCAGGCATGGCAGCTTATCAAAATCCATATGAAAGCCAAGTTGTTCAAGCATCTTTGCGTGATGTTGGTTCGGCTGCGCAAATGGGTCTTGGTCAACTAGGCGCACGCGCGACACAAGCAGGTGCATTTGGAGGATCACGTCACGGCATTGCTGAGGCTGAGCTGATGAAAGGTTACACGCAGCAGGCAATGGATCAGGCAGCTCGATTGCGTCAGCAGGGCTTCCAGACAGCGTTAGGCGCATCACAAGCCGATCTGTCTCGTCAGTTGGGCGCAGCAAGTCAGCTTGCAGGGCTAGGCGGTCAGTCATTCGGCTACGGTCAAGCAATCCAGCAGCAGCAAATGGCGCAGGGTGCAATGCAGCAGCAGCAGATGCAAAACCTAATCAACGCAGCCAAGCAGCAATATGCAGGGTACGCAGGCGCACCACAGCAAGGTTTGAACACATTTACTGGGGCTGTTTACGGCATGCCGAATGTATCAGGCGGTCAAAGCAGTTATCGCCCTGGCGTGTTTGATTACATGATGGCAGCGGGTCAATTCGCATAAGGATAAGAGTATGGCAGACGGACTATTTAGCTTTTTACGGCAAGACCCAAACCAGATG